TAAAGGACTTGACATTTTCTTTGTGTGTTGATAGTGATGACCACCCTCCACCATCTACAGAGTAGTTGCGCTTCTCAGCAAACTCTTTGATGTAACTGGATAGTCCAAGATAGATTTGATTTGTTCTAGTATCAAACAAACGAATCTTCCCATCCCAAAACCTGTTCTTGTATGCAGGCATATATTTTGCAGATGGAACATCGTATGTGAAAAACTCATTGAGTTCTCTCGCAATACTTCTCTCACAATCCACCTGAAGATAAACTTCGTTCTTTTTCTGAAGAGTGATGTCAGATTCCAGCCTCAAATTTTCTCCACTCAATTGCATTTTTTATCTGAAAATTTCTTTGACCTACTTGCTTTATGACTTCCTGTAGATACTCAACAACTGTTTCATAATATTCTACTTCAGTCTTCTTGGCTTGAAATTCTTCATCAGCTTCGATAAAGGTTCTCTCTTCATCTTTTGTTTTAAGTTTGAGGGGAAAGTCTCCTTTCTCTTTGTAAACTTCTTCTGAAGCCTTGCCAGTATAGTAGATCCATTTGTTTCTTCTAAGGACTGACAATTCTCCATTTGCTTTCTTGAGTTTTAAAGAATTCTCTGTTAAGAGTTGGAGATATTTGGAATGGAGTGAGGGGATACGTAAAGACTCAATATCCAACTCCATATCATTGATCTTGAGATCTCTTTTTACTTTTTCTTGTATTTCAGATAGGGTCATAATAAATCATCAAAGGTGAGTCGCCCAAAGCACCCAAGTATGTTGTCGCACATGAATCGAGTGGACTATTTAATTAAAAATATGTCTGAGCGACTCAGAACTATTTATGTTGCAGTTTCAAACTCATAATACATAAATCTAAACGTAGCATCGGCTCTGAAGTAATCTACATCAGTTGAATCTTGAGCATAGTTTAGACCAGACAAACTAGTTGGAAATATTTGCTTGAATTGTATGTTGACCTTCGCAATATTTTTTGAGTTGTATACAATCAAAGTTGCATCATCATACAATCCACCTTCGGTTGGTGTAGTACCTTTTGCAGTTGGCATTTGAGTTGTTGGAGTAGATCCTCCTGAAAGAGCTGCTGAAAACTGTGCATGACTCTTTGGAGCTCCAATACCAACCATCCAATCCCAGAGTTCTCTATAGTTTTGTAACTCTTCATCAACCAAAAAAGTTGCTGATAGAGTTTCAAATGTCAGTTTGTCTCCACTAAGGTAAGTGTCCAACATGGGAGTTGGATATAAAGCTTCACCTAAAGTAATTCCAGGCAAAGTAACATTGGTACAAAACCATTCAACTTTTGGAATTCTTGCGAACTTTATCCTCCAAGTTGTGGGGGATGCGTAATCAAATACTGTGGGTTGTTGACTTGCAGTGGCCATATATTTCCTCTACAAGTATTTAGGTAGGAAAAAAGGGGGGCCTCTTTTACCCCCCTTTTAAAACTCATGATTACATGAGGTTACTTACTCTCGCTCGGCGATAGTATGTATTTTTACCGGCTGCATCAGCATCTGTTGGATCTGTAATAGCAGTTGTTGCATTAGCAAGACTTTCTGCCATTGGATTCAACGCCATTCCGTAACGTGTCTTGAACGCAATCCTTGGTTGGAAAGTGTCCTCAGAGACGGCACGAACCATCTGCAATGGTACGTATGGGCAGTAGAACAGACCTGCATCGAAAGCAGACGATCCACGATAACCAGCCACATACCAATCTCCACCAGCAGTTGCTGTTGAAGCATAAGGATCAATAAAGACTTTGATACGTCCATTGATTGTTCCGGCGAATGTGTTTCCAGTTGGGTCAACACTAAGGTTTGTTGACATGGAAGGAGCATAATCAAGAACTCCAGCCATTGACAGAGCAGAAGCGACATCAGCGGAGCAAAGAAGGATATTTCCTTTTCCTCTTCGTGTTTCGATTCCGATGTGATTACAATCACGCTCGATCTGATAAATCAAACCTTTGAATTTTTCAACTGACCAACGACCATTTGAATCTGTATCCAGATCAAAAACACCATCAGCAGTTGTACCTTGAGCACCCTCACGAGCACCAATGTAAATTGTACGTACAACCTCACGATTGATCTCAGCAAGGATCTCAGTCGAGAGAATGTTTGACAATTCGGATTCAGCATCCAGACCATGAATAGCTTTCAGATCTTGTGCGAGTTCCATTGTGTACGTAGCACGCAAAGCACGTGTGACTGCTGTGACAGAAGTTTTCTCAATTGAGAAAGCCATGTCTTGGAAAGCAGTTGCTGGGCTAGCTCCACCCATTTTTTCTGCAACGGAAGTTGCATGACCGATGATGTTGGTGTATGATCCAGCAGGAGTGTCATTCAACAATCCAGGCTCAGCACCAGCAGGAGCAGTTGTTCCTGTTCCTGACAGACTTGCATCTGCTTCATCAAACAGTACCTCAGCACCAGTAGTAGGGCGAGGATCTGTTTTTCTGGATTTCATCGCAAAGATCAATCCAGTTGGTCCTGTCATTGGTTGAACACCGCAGACATCATAAGCAATGAGATTTGGCATTGCACGGCGAACCAGTGAAATCAATACTGGATCGAAATTTGTAACACCAGTTTGGTGAGATGCTGTGTTATCAGCTTCTGCCAACATTCGGCGTTGAGCAGCTAATTCTTGCTCTTGGTTTTCCAAGATAACAGCAGTTACAGCACGCTTATAAGAATCAGAGATCTCAGGAAGATCGGGATGATTCAGTACTGGTTGCCACTTCTCTTGAAGATTTTCTGAATTAAACATAAATTCTCCTTAAAAAGTATTCAGATTATTTTTGTGCCGCTTTTTGATCTCTACCAATTGCCTTCAAATATTGAGACATTGTGTTAGAAACCTCAACGGACTCAGTAGGTGTATTATCTTCGATTGAACCTTCTTCTGTCAGTACTTGAGCAGTAGAGGAACCGAAATAACTTTCTCTGATTGTTTGAAGTTTTTCCTTATAGGACTCTTCATCAGAGAACTCTACATCTTCAACCAGACTTTGGAACTTCTCAGTTTCAGTATCAGTCATCCCATCAGCAACGTCAGAAATCATGGACTCTTTTACAAGTTCACCTTTCTGTTTTCTCAACTGGATATTTTCGTCCATCTGTTTGTTAAGTTTCTCTTCCAACTCTTCGATTTTCGTCAAGTTGGCCTCCAGAATGTCATACTTCTCATCTGGAACATCAATATAGTGGTCTTCAAAAAGATTCTTCAGTCCACTAATAAAGTCTTCTGCAATCTCACCTTTGAGTCCACGCTCAATGGCAAGTTGATTTTCTTCCATCCATTGTTCAACAACATAGTTCAGATAGTCATCGACTTTCTCTGTCATGTCATTGATTGTTGACTCAGCCATCTCTTCGATGAGTTGGTCATTCTGCTCTTGAATTTTTTCAAGTTCAGCACGGACTTTAGTTTTGACTGCACTCTCAAAAATTGTTGCAGCTTTCGATTTAAATTCTTCGGACAGTTCCTCACCATCTACGAGGGCATTGACATCATCAGAAACATCTAATGAATCAACTACTTGGTCAATGGACTCTTTAGCAACTTTTTTGCTTTCCATTTCCTCTTCTTCTTCGTCCTCTTCCTCTTCTTCATCATCTTCTTCTTTCATAAGATTAGAAGCATAGAGTTTTGCAAGGTCTTCCTTCTTCAAGGATTTCATGTGAGCAACTAAACCATCCAACATTTCTGATTTCAGTTTAGGCATCTCTTGGATTTCTTCAACTTCTTCTTCAACCACTTCTCCTTCTAATTCTGTCTCTTCCATACCTGTAGTTTTGACAGATTTAGCATCTCCTTTAGTTGAAAGGGTATTAACTTTCCCAGAAGTTTTTGCTTTTTGCATATCTTCCTTTTCTTGTTTTAACTTTTCGGAGCTTGGATTAGCGGAAATGGTCTTTGCATTAGCTGTGACTTCTTCCAACTCTTCCAATTCTTCCATCTCTTTATCGAGTTGTTCAGACATATTAAGTCTCCTAAGTAAATTAGTTAGTTATATTTATAAAATTAGAGTTTTGAAAGAAACATCTCAAAGGCCTCAGCCTGTTTATTCGCAGAAGCGACACGATGAATACGAGCAACTTCCGCCTCTCTGAGGATTCCATTGTCCCAAATCCATTCCTTCCCTTCCATTATTCCTTCCACAAACGCCTTTGGTGCTGAAGGGTCAGCAACGATATCTCCTGCTGTTGCAAGATAGAAATCGTCTTTGACATAGTTGGTCTGACCCCTTTTTTCAAGTGTTCCCATTCCTCTACTAGAGACTCCAAGTTTTGCACCTGCATTAAGCAACTCCTTGACGATCTTACCATTTGGTGTGTCAAGAATCTTTGCTTTCCCGATGATATTATTACCTTCGGGTACAAGCTCCTCAATCATGTGAGAAACCCTATCCAGATTGACAGTTGGTCCTTCTGGATGACCTAGTTCGCCGAATGCACGTTTTGATTCGACTAATTCTTTATTGTACCGAGCAACTTCTTTTTGTAAAACATCAAGAGGATATACTCGACCATTACGATTCTTCGTTTCAGCCTGCATAAAGACCCCTTTGATTTTCATATCCTTACCTTTACCTTCGGTAAGAATCTCAAAGTCATCGTACATTTCTGTGATTAATTTCATATTTCCTCTTAATAGTGATGTCCTATTGCAACTACAGACATAGCATTTTCGCAAGTAATAGTATCTGTTGGTTGTTTTACGAGAGTTATAACCTCACCAGCTGCAAGGTCGATTACTCCTGCATAATTTGATGTTCCTCCCCCAGCAGCTGCAACTGTAACAGTTCCAGCATTAGTTGCACGAATACGGACAGCTGATGCTAAACCTATATTGTTTGCTGATGTTATATCGGCTGCAGTTCCTTTTAATTGTAACATTGTTTCTCCTAAAGTGTGAGCATTTCTTTATCGAAATACTTTAGTATATCTTTTTCTTTTACCCCATGTTTCTTGGCAACCTTTGAGACTGTTTTATCAAAGGTACTCAAAAAATCTTGTGGGTTTGATTCTAATACAGTAAAGACTTCATCAACAGCACTTTTCATTTTTGGTGAAAGTTTTTTGTACTGTGCTGATTTCTTATGCTCATCTTTCTCAATGACTTGATGAAACTGATTAAATGTCTTCACCTTCTGTATCAACCTCTTGAGGAACGTGCTGTGTCACTAGAGAGTTGGCAACTTGAACTCTTTTGAGATCCAATGCACTTCCAACTTTCTGTGCGATAACTGATTTGAATGCACTTTCAGCTTCAATCTTGTTATCATCAACTAAAGCACTTAACATATTTGGTATACTCATAATTTATCTCCTGATGTCAAAATTTGGGTTTGTTCCTCTTCAGGCTCATCACCCTCATCATCTGGTGGTTCCTGTTGAGGTGGTTGATCTCGTTCATTATCATCTCCACCATCATCATTTGGTTCAATATCTGGTGGTTCTGGTTCTGAATCAATCGATTTCTGCATATCTGCTATTTCTTCTTCAGACATACGGAAAACGTGTTTTTGAACGTATTCTTTAGAGAACCATTCTCCAATATAAGGTTCTATAGTATTTAGTATTTCTAGTCTGTCACGTAACATATCCATGTCACGTTGTTCTGCATAATGTCCGTCTTTTAGATACTGATATGTAATGTTGTCTTTGATTGACGGCCAATCTTCTTCTGAAATTACACCTTTGAGAATCAACTGTGTTTTCAGAACATCGTTGAACAGGACGTTGAATTTAGACCTGAGTTTCTGAATAAACTTTGTGAACTTGACTTCATCTCTGGTAATTTCTGCACCTCTACCCATATTGAAGGTAGATTCTGTCTCAAGTCTTGAAACTGGAATATTGAGTGATCTATAGAGTTTTCTCTGAAAATATACAATGTCTTCAATCTCTCCAAGGTTTTGTCCACCAGGCAGAGTTGTAATCTCCGTTCCTCTTCCACCCTCTCTCCTTGGAAGCCAGAAGTCCTCCAGCATACTCATCTGATTTCTTTCGTCACGAACTTCGCCAGTGGCTGCATTATAGACCAACTTGTTTCGATAACGATTCATTACGTCTTTAAGATACTGCTCTGCTTTTACCTTTGGAAGATTACCAACATCAATGTAGAAGATCCTTCTTTCAGGAGCTCTTGAGATACGATAGATGACTACCGAATCCTCAATCATTCTGAGTTGGTTTACTGGTTTGATTGCTTTATGAAGATAGGACATGACCATTGCTCTTGTTGGGTCATGTAATCCAGATGGACAATATGCTACAGAATCCTTAGTTAGTTTTATAGTTCCGCCTGATTGAATCTGATGCATTCCTTTTTCAGAGTATTGAAAAAAATCATCTATGATATTTACTGTAGGTGTACCTTTTTTTGATGCTCCTTTTTCGACTTTCTTTATTCTCTTTATTTTCATTCCGTCAATATAACGTAACTCTTGTATTCCTTTTTTTGGATCGGATTCGTCTATGACTTTGTGATAATGTATTCTTCCGTCAATATACCATCGTCTGAATATGTCGTGTGCTCTATTGTTAAAATCAAACAGGCGGAGTATTTGTAAAAACTCTTGTCTTACTCTTGTTTTGATTTTTTGTGTGTAGGGGAGTTTATCGGTATTGATACTTACAGTATCCCTACCATATTCCATATTGATTGCTTCATTTACAATGTCTTCAATT